CAGCAGATAGCTTGGGCACTCGTCGTTGCCCCACGAAACGTCCTCCCAACTTTCCACGATCTCTTGCATTGTGCGGTATTTCATGACTTGCTCCGGCGAAGGCAGGATTGAAGGGCGTTCCATCGGACGATAAACCTCTGGACGTACTCGATCTGGTCGTCAGACAGGGTCACCGATAAGAACAGGTCGTCGGCCGGCATGATGGGCAGGTCCTCAGATCGACACCATTCCTCCCACTCTCCCCACATTCCCTCATCTGCGACCCGCGCCGTGTGTCCACCCTGCAGCAGGTCCAGAAAGTCCTCAACACAGAATAGGGTTATGATCGGGTCTTCGGATACCTTGCCACGTGCCCACCCGAACACATCGAAGCGTCCCTCGTCCCAATCAATTGCCGCCCAAATATTGCCGTGTCCAACCCTTTCGATGTCATCGACAACTTCGATGAATTTGCGCACAGCCCAATCGGTACAATCGCTGTAGGTCCAGTATATCTGCATCTCAAGATCGTGAGACTTGCTGTAGTATCCTGTACGCTCAGACATGGCGGGCCTCCTCTGTGTTCCGATGGATGCAGGACTGCAGTGCTTCCCAATTGGTGATGAACGTCTGGACAAACTCCCTCTGCTTTCTGGACAGTCCCTCTTCGGCTTCCATCTCGTCCGCTGAGATGCAGGGCAACTCCTGAGCCTCGCACCATTCCTCCCATTCCCTGCACAGTTGCGCTTCGACTTTGTACGCCTCACTGCCTCCGTTCACGAAGTCCAGAAAGTCCTCCACGTCCTCGCAGATGTAGATCGGGGACTCCATTTCCCCCCTGATCTCGTCCAGACCATAGACGGCGAACCTATCCCAGTTGCACATGCGGCCGTCGGGGTCCTCGTCATCAATGCAGACGGACAGGCGGTTCCCGTCCGTGTAGATCGGGCACTCGTCCTTCGCAGTTGTCGTTTCCGTCCACGTTCTTTCGATGTGGTCAAGACTTTCGATGAAGCCGTTCACAATGCACCCCCGTGCTTCGGTTTGATGGGGGGCGACGGAGTGCCGCCCCCCGTGGATTGGTTATTTGGCAGACAGTCTTTCAAGGTGATCAGCAATCTTCCGTAGTTCGTCCAGATATGGGCCTGTCGTCCACAGCCTGTCTTTGGCCCATGCTTCGGCTTCGGAGCCGTATTTTGCTTCGTCTAAAGTTGCGAAGAATCTGCGCTGTTCGGACCCTGCTACCGTCGCAACGTGCCGCGCGTAATCTGCGAGACCCCGCAGGCTTGCGTTGGCCCTGAGATTTTTGTTTGCGAGCCTAATCATGGTCACACCTCCACGCTGACGAAACGGGTCAGGTCGCCCTGCCACATGGCCACGTTCTCGATAACCACGGGGTGCAGGTAGTTCTCTTCCATAAGTTCTCGCAGGTTGTTCTGTTGGCAGCTTGTCGTGACGCTGTACTTCGTCGCGTTGAAGATCAGTTCGCCGTCTTCCGTGCGAGTCAACAACGCCGTGCCGTAGCTGTACACGGTCTCGCCGTCAGTCCAGATCGACATGCGGCCACGCTTGCGCTCCCTGCCCTGCATCCAAGCACCGAATACTTCCAGTGTGTTCTTTCGCATCTCACACCCCCGTGTGTCCGGTTCTGCGTTGCGGCTTGTCCGCATCGCTTGCTGAACATGCTACACAAACTCAGTCGCCATGGCAACAGGTAAACGCAAACAAGTTTGTAAGTCGTTGCGGCACAATGAAATAAAATTTCGCGTCCGTCGCTTGCTCGCGTCCGTCGCTTGCTGTTTGCGTGGCTCAGTTGCTCTACCCTTCAGGCTTCCGGCTATGCATCTCTGAGCGTGTGAGCGTTGCGCGTGCCAAGGCAGAGAGGAATCGCGCGTGTGCGTGCGCGCCTGGCCGCGTGTGTGTGCGCGAGCGCGAGCGCGTGTGTCGCGCTGCGTGAGCTTCGCAATCGCAGGGCAGGGGGGGTGGGGGGTATACCCCGCCCCCGATCCCGCTACATACGTATCAGGCATCGTGAGAGCGGAAAAAGGGCCATAAATGACAACGGCTAGAAATTTGAGTGACAACAGGTTGTGGAAAAGTTGTGGAAAAGTGTAGTTTGGTGTTGAATACGTCACCCTGAATTGGAGAGGGCACGTTGGAAAACACGGAATTGAGGTATGACCTGCGTCGTTCGCAGAAGTCGTCGCGGGAGTGGACGGTGGAGGAGCGTGACGCGGTGGTCGAGGCGGTGTTCGAGGGGATGTCGGAGGGGAAGACGCTGTCGGAGACGGTTGCCGACTACAACGTCACCGAGGGTACACTGCGTCGTTGGATCACCAGAGACGAGGATCTGTTCTGGGAGTATCTAGCTGCGCGTGCTTTGATGGCGCAGTCGCTGGCGGAGGAGGCGCTGCGGGTGGCCAGGGCGGCTACGAACGTGTCAGCGTCGTCGGATCGTTTGAAGATTGACGCGCTTCAGTGGGCTGCGACGAAGATGAACCCACGCGAGTTCGGTGATAAGCAGCTGATCCAGCAGGAGGGTAAGCAGACGGTCGAGATTCGCGTCGTCGAAGAAGAGCCGGAGAAGAAGGCGTTGGCGGCGTCTACGGCGAAGAAGCTTGTCGCGGGCCGTTAACGCTTTTCGAGAAGTTTCACTCTAGAGCCTTCGGCTCGTTGGCTTCGCCAACTGGAGACTGATTGTTTCTTGTATCGACGTTCGCGGCAGTTAACTACTTCCCGGATCCTAAGCGTACGGATCCCCCCTACCCCCCACGACAACGAGAATTTTAGTGTATCTCGTTAACGGACGAAAACTCAGTCCGGTCGCTGTAACTAACGGAGGTAGGGATTGCTATCCGTCGCTAGGTTCGGGAGGTTACTTCCCATCACCGTCGCGCACTGGAGAGCCCCCACGGCTTCTTGCCGCACGGATAAAATAGCTAACCTGAGAGGAGATTGCAATGGGTGCGTTTCGTGGACACTTCTGCGATGGCTGTCGTGGAGAGTTGACGGAAGAGGTGGTCAACGGAGTTCGCTACCGCTACTGTGAAGACTGCGACCCCGAGGTCGCGGAGATCTTGGAAGCGGAGATTCTAGGCGAGGACGATGGCGAGACCGAAGCGGAGGTCTGAGGGCTCAGGTCCGATTGAGATCAAGCTCCACAAGTTGCATCCGGGGCAGCTCAAGATCGCAGAAAGCGACGCAAGGTTTCGCGTCGTGATGTGCGGTCGTCGTTTTGGTAAGACTGCGCTGGGTATTACCACGGCGTGCAAGGCGGCCATTGACGGTCAGCCTGTGGGCTGGTTTGCCCCTGGCTACAAGTACGCGCTGGAGGCTTGGCGCGAGATCGTGCAGAGACTTGGTCCGGTTGCCGAGCGCGTCTCAGAGCAGGAGAAGCGCGTCGAGCTTATAACGGGTGGCGTTATAGAAGTCTGGACGTTGGACACTCAAGACCCTGCCCGTGGTCGTAAGTATGCACTGGTCGTCATCGACGAGGCGGGGATCGTCAAGGATCTGACGGAGACATGGCAGGCAGCCATTCGTCCTACGCTTGCCGACCTGCGTGGTGGCGCGTTGATCTTGGGCACGCCCAAGGGACGCCGACATGGATTCATGTCCATGTTCAACCGTGGGCTGCAAGACGACGAGCCCAACTGGGAGAGCTTCCGTGCCTCGACGTTGGAGAACCCCTACATCCCGCCGGAAGAGATCGAGGAAGCTCGCAAGGAGCTGCCAGCGGAAGTGTTCTCTCAGGAGTTTGAGGGGATCCCGCTCGATGACGGCGCGAACCCGTTTGGGTTGAAGAAGATCGAGGAAGCCATCGGCGAGGTTGGCGACGCGCCGGTCGTCGTCTGGGGCGTGGACTTGGCGAGGGCTCAGGACTTCACGGTTGCCGTAGGCATGGACGCGTGGCAGCGCGTGGTTCGATTGGAGCGTTGGCAGGCCCCGTGGGCGGTTACGAAGGAGCGCGTTCAGGACTTGGTCAGGGACACGCCAGCGATTGTGGACGCTACTGGTGTTGGTGACGCGATTGTGTCGGACCTCCAGGACAGCGGTCACCTGATTGCTGGCTTCGTCTTCACGGGACCGAATAAGCTCAGGCTAATGCAGCGGCTGATTGCCGCGTTCCAGAACAAGGAGCTAACGATTCCGGACGAGCCTTGGCTGATTAACGAACTGGAGAGCTTTGAGTACACCTATACGTCAAGCGGCGTCAAATACGAAGCACCCAGAGGGTTGCACGATGACGGTGTCATGGCGTTAGGTTTGGCGTTGCATGGATGGGACAGAGTACAGGGTGTGAGACCCGAAGAGTTCCAGCCATTGCAGACAGCCGGAGATGACCCTTATTTTCGCAAAGACGAAAGTGAGTCGTCGTCTCCGTCTTCGAGCATTGGCGACTTCGCACAACAACTCCCGATGGGATCGTTTTGAAATGCGTAAACCAGCAATGAAGCGTAAGGGCGGCCTTGATGTCATCATCGCGCTTGGTCCTGCACCGAAGAAGAAGGGACCGCCGATGATGGACATGGAAGAGCCCGACTACGAAGAAGAGATGGAGATGGAGGAGGAAATGCCCTCCGACATGGACGCCATGAAGCAGGAGCGCATGGATCTTCTCGAAGAACGTATTCGTCGTCTTGAGAGTATGCTTATGGAAGAAGACGAGGAAGAGGACGAAGAAGAGTACGAAGACGAGGACGAAGGCTTTAGCTACTGATGGCAAAGAGTCCTGCCTGGCAGCGCAAGGAAGGAAAGAATCCAGAGGGCGGCTTGAACGAAAAGGGCCGCGCCTCTCTTCGCGCTGAAGGCAAGGACATTAAGCCACCAGTGAAGAAAGCTGAAGCCAAACGTTCTCCGGCGTCAGCAAAGCGCAGGATTGCGTTTTGCCGTAGAATGAAGGGAATGAAGAAGAAACTTACAAGCGAGAAAACGGCCCGAGATCCGGATAGCCGTATCAACAAATCACTCCGTGCTTGGGAATGTGACTAATGCCAAACTTCAAGAACGTCAGCACCGGTACAATTGCCGCCAACGGCGCGTCAGTTGAGCACGACCTTCGGTTGGTTTCGTCGGGATATTTCTCCCTGCAAATCTCCGGCAGCTTTTCTGGGACCATTGCGTTCGAGGCGACCCTTGACGGTACCAACTGGGTTTCGCTTGCAGCTAAAGCGTCGTCGCAAACAACAAAGACCACGCTTGTCGCGAGCACTACTGCCGCTGGCATTTTCTCAGATGATGCTTATGCCATTAAGTCCATTCGCGCACGTGCTACGGCTTGGTCCTCTGGGACGGCTACTGTCAACTTCGCATCCGTGTAAGTCTGATTGTGATTGCTGAAATCCTTTGGCCAATTGCTTTTGTTGTAGCAGCCTTTCGTTTCTCAAAGGCACTAGAGGCGTTTGCACCAAAGCGATCTGAAAAAGAAGAAGAAGATCCGTACAACGTAGACATTCCAAACGACCTGCTTGCGATTGCGACCGCAGAGAATGAAGTGTGGGCGCAGGAGGA